TTGTTTTCCGCTGTTCGAAATACATCCCCCAAAGATCACACTCAAGCTCAGTTAGCATCGCCAGAGGGAACAGGTCAGGCCTTACGCGAAACAGAAACTCGCCCTTCAGGTCGCAGAGCTGGAGGGCGATTTGGATATCGGGCTGCCTGAAGAGCGCTTCGGCTTTCCCGGCTCGCTGCCAAGGCCGGTCAGCTGAGTGATTTTGGTGGTCAGATCCCAAAACTCGATGGGAAATGCTTCTGCCAGCTTGACCGCTAGCTGGTGGCTGCACTCCGGCGCCACGCTGCCAATGACTAGCATTTCAATCCGCCGCGCCAGGTCATCCGGCACGCTATCACCGGATCCAATCAATTCACGCACGGCATCGGTCACCTTGGCGTCTTTCTGGGATAGCAGCCCTTCCGCGATGGCGTTTCGGTTACGGTTGCGGGCCTGTGCTTCATTAACGCTGGCCAACTCTGCACCGCTTAACCCGCGCACCCGCCACGTTGGCGTTTCACCTTCCTTAACGCCTTTGAACCAATCACGCAGGTCGGGCACCGGCACATCCTCTTCACGGCGCTTAAAGCTGGCACCAGTGAAGCGGTTTACATCAAATTCCATGGCATCACCTTAAAAAAGTGCTGTTTTGATAAGCTATGAAAGCCTGCCGTGGCAGGCTTTATGGCAACCACGTTTAGCCTTCAAAATCGACGGTGGCTTGCTCAGCCGATACCGTGCAGCTGATATTCACATGGTCCCCCGCCGGATACGTGCGCCCGATACCGAGAATGCCCTGGGTAAGTGAGAACGGTGCCCGGTGGCGGTTCTGATACCAGCGAAACCACAGCCGATTGTTTTTAAGTCGAACCAGCGGATCAGTGGCATCCCCCTCGCCGTAGTAGATGAAGCTCGCCTGCCCAAGGGTTTGTGAAACACTGCCCAGCGTGCCGTTATAGATCTGCGTCGAGTTGGTAGAGTGGGAGGTCTCCGCGGGCACCCAGTTACTCGCCCGGGGAATTTCGGCAAAGATCGGCGTATAGCCCCGCATACTGACCCGCTTGGGCAAACTCCCTGTATGAATCCTGGGCAGTTCCGCTGCGAGGTGGACTTCCCCGCTGGCGGGATCGGTTTGCCAAACAGGGCTGTCGTAGCGCTCCTGATGGTTGCCGACGACCTGGTAAATGTCAGTATCGTTCACGGGGGCAGCGCTGCTGCTGGCAAGACGCACCTGGCCAATCTCGATAGAATCCACGGGAATGAACGCTGGCCCGCCCGGTTCGCCGCGTTGTTCGCTGAAGGTAGCGCCCTCGGCGCCAGCCACGGCCACGAGCGCGCCGCTGTTATCCACCGTAATACTGGTAATCACGTGGGTTTCAGTGGAGGCGCGCTCAATGGACACATCCGCACTGGCCACATGCACCAGGCCATCGCTGGCAGCACCTTCTGCAGTCGGCATGTAAGCGGTCAGTGCGGCCACCGTCACGCTGTCATTGCCGGTACCGGCGCGGATCTGCCCACCGGTTGCCAGCCCCCAGGGGCGAACCTCCGCTTCAAAGCCTGCCCGCCCGCTCCAAGGGGCGAACGTCGCTTCAAAGAGGGTGGCATCGCCCATGTCGGATAGATGCTCCCAATCGTTAAAGGATTGGCCGGACTCATATTCCAGTTTAGGGTTATCGGTGATCGCCACAGGGCGTCCTCCTATGTTGCTTGGACAAAAGCCCGGCATACGGGCATAAAAAAACCCGCACGCGGCGGGCTATATCAGAAATTCAGAGGCTACTGGCTATACGGATCCCCAACGGCATGCGACCAGCGCACGGCAAGCACTAGATCCACGCCAATAATGTCGCTGCCCTCTTCAGGGTAATAAATCGTACCGCCGGTATAGGCGATGTCTTCGCATAAACCATCCAGCGTGCGATCGCTGCCGGTGGCAATGGCGATCAATTCGGCCAGGATGGTATTGCCCTGGGTACTCCATTGCCGGTGATCGCGGTCTGCCTGGTGCACAGTTTCAACCGTGACCACCGTTGTCACGCTCACACCGCCGTAACGGTTGCGCTCCACTAGGCCGTCGCTGCCATCCCAAAGACTTCGCGCAGGCAAGGTGTCGATGATGCTGTTCGCCCGCTCTGCGTTTAGCCGCTCTGCCAGTGCTGCGATGATCTGCTCTCTGATAGGAGTCATATCATTGCCGCTTGAGTAGTCGTTCTGCTTCATAACCCATGCGCTGCATTAAGCGATTCCCGTTGGGCGCCTGCAGGTCGTCTTTTACATCGGTAAACACCTGGCTGGTGGATGGGCCGTAAAGCACCTTGATGCCTTCACTGCGCCCCAGTCCAGGGCCGTATTGGGTGCGAATAGCGATAGCCTGCACGCCGTTGGCGAACCGGATAAAGAAAGCGCCAGGCATACGCTTTTTGCCGCCGCTGGGCTTCACCTGTACGCCCACCCCGCCCGCTTTATAGGCGCGGTTTGGGTAACGCGTCAGCAGCGTGCCCCGCGTTGGCGTCCGGATTGCGCCGTTCAAGCTATTAACGGTGGCCCGTTTAACGGTCAGCTTTTCGCGCACATAGCCCGCTTTGAGCTTCACCTGCTTACGGATCTCTTTGCTGGCCTCGGTGCGCGTCACGCCAAGCGTATGATTAATAGCCCGGCTCATGGCGCGCGGTGCGCCATGCTTGATGTGCATCAGGTCACTTTCGATACGGCGGATCGCCTGCTTATCCACCGTAATCTTGATGGGGGTGGTCTGGCTCATGTTCTCTCCGGCGTCACAATCCAGGTGACCAGGTAACCATCATCGCGGGCCTTTTGGCCCAGCCGCCAGCCCTTGCCGTTCAGCGTCACTACATCGCCGCGGGCACCCGCACCAAGTTCACTGGTGTAGCCAGTTAGCTCGGTACGGGCTTCCATGATGACGCCCTGCATGCCTGCCACTGTACGCTCCACGTCTCGATCGAGCATGACGGTAACAGGCACAGGGTCGGCATTAAGCGCGGTGAAGGACGCCGGATCGCCGGCTTCCACCAGTATTTCCCGCGTGCCTTCCCGCACTTCGTCGTCAAAGACGCTCATCACGCACCGCCTGTGCCTTGGTTGGTTGAAGGGTCGATGTCAGTTTCGGCGGCTTTCAGTGAACCTGGGGCTTCACCAATCACGCCTGCCTTCACCAAGCGATCCTCTTCGGGTTTATTTTTAGGCTTGTAGGGCTGGCCAAGCTTGGCCAGCACCTCATTGCCCTTTTCAATTTGTCCGCGGATTACCACGTATTGTTTAGCCATGGCGGCCCCCTGTTAGTAGATAGGACACAAAAAACCCCGCTTTAGCGGGGCGGTTATGCGACCTTGGCGTAAACAAAAGCGTCTGGTTCATGGAAGCCTGGCAGAGGGGCTGCCTGCATCATGAGCCAACGCACGCTGGGATCTTTCTCGATCCAGCTTTTCGGGTAACGGGCAACGTCGAACATGCCACCTTCAATGGCTTCCATATCCTGAATGGCCGCGTACAACATTCCGCAACGGCTGGAGGTGGGCCCCATGACTAACCCCCCTGCCGGGATCATTGGTTGCTCATTACCCGCCGGATCGAGGTACCACTCTTCGTAGGAGAAGAGATCAACACCAGGATCGTTAAGGTAGCCCAGATAGGTCACCCCATCCGGCAGCTCTTCCGGACGAATCATGCCAAGATCAATGCGTCTGGTGTTGAGCTTCTTGATGACGGATTCACTATCCAGGAAGGCATCAGCTGCTTCGGCGCTCAACACGGCAGCATTCGCCGTCCGGCCGCTGTCTTTGGCGATGCGTCGCTTGTACTTACGCAGGTCAGCAATCGGGTCTGCGCTGGCTTCCGTCCACAGCACGGCTTCAGTGACCTGGTGACTGGCAGCCATCTGATAATCAATGATGTCATCAACACCATCACCCACAACTTCCACTTGGCCGCTGGTCAAGGCTTGCGCCACCATCCACTCCTCGCGGCGGTTGATTTGGTCATCCAGATCTTCCATGTCCCGCGCCAGCTGCTCCCCCGCACGTTGAAGCGGCGTGCGGCCAGAATAGATTTGCTCACCTGGCTGGCGATGGCCAAGCAGCTGGCCTGCGTTAGTTTCCAGCTTGGGTTTGATGTAAGGCGGCTGATAGCTGCGCATAACGCTACCGGTACGATCCACCACTTTACCAGGGCGGTTAGGGCGAACAAACGGTGCCATTTTGCGCTGGCCTTTGAGGATATCGATGTCAACGTGCTGCGTCACAGAGTTGACCGGGTTAGCACCAAAGAAGGTAGTGCCGAGGAAACGCCGGGCGCGCTTCATCTGCTCAACCGCCTCTAGCATTGTACGGGGTTCAAACAAGTCCATGGGGTTTCTCCTGGGGTTATATCAACGATGAAGGGCCTAGCTGCCCCTAGCAGCAGGTTTATCGAACGAAGAGGGAAACGTGACGCAACGCTTTGCGAACTGAGGCGACAGTATGGCCAGTGCCAAGGGTGAGCTTGTCACCGAGCACGTCACCACACATCAGCGCTTCGGCTTCTACATCGCCATCCGTCGCATCGACGTCTTCCCAGAGAATGACGCTCGGTGTTGCGCTTCCGTCTTCGGCGGCTGAGGCAGACAAAATGTATTTCTCATCAGCAGTCACTTCCCCCATCACGGCTCCCGCTGGCTGAACTTGGCCAGCGGCAACGGTGATTGTCATGAAGCGGCGCGGGAAATCGCCTGCCAGCAACGCGGCGGCTTGCGGGTGGGGTTTGGTGGTCATTCCAGCCATGATGAAATCCTCTTTAATGATCAGTGGTATTGGCTTGCGGTTGGCGGGAGATCACTTCCAGCGAGCGGTGATGGCATTGACCCCTTCGGCGCGTTCGGCCGCTTCGGCGTCATCTTTTGGCGGGGTGGCTGAGGGAGCGCCCTGCCCGTCCGCCTGCATAGAATGCAAACTGATTCCGCGATCCTGGGCGGCTTTGAATAGCGCCAATCCTGTGGCTTCGACACTGGTACCTTCATCAATGGCGGTGGCCACTTCTTTCTCGAAGCCTGGCGATGCCAGGTCAAGAATGCCTTTGCAGCGCGCTCGCTCAGCGTCAGCCGCCTCTGCTCGGATTTTGTCGGTATCAACGGTTTCAGCGGCTGCAATTTGAATGCTTTTTGGGTCGGTACCCGCTTCGATGGCGGCATGGAGTTCAGCGGTGGTTTTAACAGTCGTCATCATGACGCTCCTTTTCGTGCTGGGTGTTGAGACGGAGCCCGCCAGTTCGGCAATCAGGCCCTCTAGTGATCCGAGGCGGTCGGCCATACCGGCCTCCACGGCAAGTGCACCAGTGGCGATACCGCCCTGGCGGAAGCGATCATTCACCTCATCGCGGGGAATACTGCGATTGCGAGCCACTTTGTCGAGGAACACATTCGCGAGCTCATCGGTACGCGTTTGCAGCTGGGCACGACCCGCTTCGGTCTCGAGATCAGGGCGCTTGTTCGGGGCATTACTGGAAACAATCTCATAGCTCTTTTCGCCGGGCCGGTCTTCGCGTTTACGCAGGCTGAGCACCACGCCGACGCTGCCTAGCTGGGCGGTATCGTCAACGATTACTTCATCGGCTGCGCTGGCGATCCAGTACGAGGCACTGGCCGCCTGTCCGCCTACGTAGGCTTTGATAGGCTTGATACCGCGTGCCTGAAAGATCATCTCCGCCAGCTCATTAATGCCAGTGGCTTCACCACCGGGACTGTCCATATCCAGCACCAGCACATTGATGGACGGGTTATCGAGAGCCGCCTGAATGTCCGTGGCCAGGCCGCCAGTGGCGGTGGCGCCGCTAATCTCGGTCATCAAATTGGCATGACGAAAAATAGGGCCGCTGACGGGAATAATGGCAACGCCATCGCGCACGGTGACACTGCGCGTATTGTCCAGCGGGCGACCTAGCCTGGCTTCCAGCGCTTGAACATCGCCTTCCCGCGCTGCAACGGCCATGACGGTATCGAGTGCTTCCGCGGTCATCAGCCACGTATGGCTAGCCGCCACTTCAAAGGCGGTGCGAGGCAGTGTCATAGGGGGCTCCTGATTTATTCGTCAGCGCCAGCGTGGGCGGGCTCTTGCTCGTCTGAATGCACTTTTCCACCCACATAGACAGGCACGCGATCTTGGCGCTTACGCTGGATTTCTCGGGCACGATCACGATGAACGTCTTCCCAGTCTTCGCCGTGCAGCGCCATAGTTTCGATATGCTCATTACTGGTGCCGTTAGCGATCCGCTCAGTGGCGGCACGGGCATCGACCTGCTCATTTAGCGAGCCAAGGGGCTCACCGATCCATAAGCCGCGGGTGTAGGCGCGGCGGCGTACCGGGTCGTTATAACCAGGTAGCTGTATACGACCACGTGCCACGAGCTCATCGATGACCAGCTCATAGGTAGGCTGGCAAAACTGCACCGTGAGATGGTGGCGGCGCTGCTTGATGAATTTCCAAAGCTGGTTGAAAGCAGCGCGGGCGGCGGTGTAGCTGGTGCTAAAGTGCATCAGCAGCACCTCAGAAGGCATTTCCAGTGCGGCACCCATCTCTTTAACGATGGCCACAAAGAACGGGTCGAACTGGGCATTCGGCCGGTTGGGGTTAATGGTGACCGGTTCGGCACCCTCCTCGAGATCCCAAACGGCGCCTTCCCCCAAGGTCAGGCTATCGCCATCACTTGGCTGGTCGTTGGAACTGCTAACGACGGGCCGATCTGGCTTGTTGGGATCATCGCTATCCTCGCTCCACATGGGCCCGCCGGCCGCCATGTCGGCATCGTCATTGGGCGAATGCTTAATCGCCACGGTAAACATGGCGCTGATCACGGCAGCGGTCAGCTCTGCCTGGCTGAAGCGCTCTAATTTTTGCAGCGCTTCCAGAATGGGGGCCAGATAGGGGACGCCGCGGGTTTGACCTGGCCGCCCTTTCTCATTGACCAGGTGCAGAATTCGCCGACGCCCCGTTTGGGGGCCAAAGATGGAGTACCATTTCCACTGCTGCGAGGTGGTGTAGTCGCTTGGGTAACCACTGCAAACGCGAATATGCGTCGGCTTGCCCAGCCTGTCGGTGCGCACACCGTCGACTTCATTCGGGGTATGGAGATCGCTTAACGGATTGCCGACCCGCTCCGCTTCAATCAACTGCAGCTTGGTGCCAAACAGGCAGCCAGTGCGCTGATCATCAGGTGTCATGGCAAACACGTCACCACTCACTAACGCACTAATAAAAGCCAGCCGCTGGAGCATGTAAAAATCGAGCCCTGCCTCGATGTCGCACTCGGCTGGATCCTCTGCCCATAAGCGAAACCCACGCGCCAGCTCATCATTGAGCGCATCGGCTTCATCGTCGCTTAGGCCCAGGGATTCACCATCAACGTTGGGGCGCACCGTTAGCCCCATGCCCACTACGTTTGTGGCGGCACGGTTAACGGCGGCACGCGCCATCATGTGGTTTCGGTAGGCGTCCCGGGTACGGCTAATCAGTAGTTCGCGCTCGCCTGTAGGGGTGTCCTGCCGAGGGCTGCCAAGCCCAGGTAGCCAACTGAGCATCGAGCGAATCATTCGGCTTGCGCCGCGGTGCCGAGTCTCGCTACCAATATTAGCCCGTGTGCGGCCTTGGGTAGACTCCAGTCGCTCAAGCTCCTGGCGAACCATCTGGTCTCGCTTTTGCGCAGCCGTGCTGCCCTTTAAGCGGTTCAATAGGTTCATGATTAAAATCCAATGTAGCGAACGCGGTGACGACCGCCTTTAGCGTTGACCGCTCTTTCTTTGGCGGCCATCCGTTCAAATCGCTCTTCCATTTTGTAAAGCGTGGGTAGATCTGCCCGGGTGTACTGCCGATCGCCAAAGCGCCATGACTGCGAGCCGCTTAGGATTTTGTCGATGGCTTCGCGCACCTTGGTAAGGCGTTCTGAATAGGTTTCGGTGGTCATAGGCTGCTCTTTCTAGCGACGCGGGAACGCCTACGTTTGGGACGCGGCGCCAGCGTGGCGGTGTCATTAAGGTCGAGGCCAAAGCGCTGCTGGCTAATACGCAAAGCAGCCAGGGCATACACGAAACAGTCCAGCGCTTCGTTACGCCGGCCGCCTGCATCCCAGCGGTAAACCCGCCGCCCTTTTTCGATCTTGGCCACTTTTATTTCAGCGGTGAGCTGCTTGATTTCATCCTCGTCGCAAATGAGATCGTTCGAGGGCAAGTGAACGCAGCCGGGTACCGCCACGCCAGGTTGCGGCTGAAGCTTGAGGCGGTTGTAGATGGTTTCCTTAGCGTTGTCGGTACCCACTTCAGTGAGGAAAACGCCTTTAGCGGTCTTCTTGCGCGGCATGTTGGCAATCGGCTTGCCGTACTTATTGGCGCCCTTGATCGGAATAACCCAGTAAGGGCCCTGCTGTTTGCTCATGGCGTACACTTCATCGGTGTAGTGCCCGCCTGAGTCCCAGCACCAGCGCATCACCGGTAACCAGTTCCCGTCTGTTCGTTGGTACCCCTGGTGCAGCTTTTGCGCCACTTTGCGCTTTAGCTCTGGCCCGGCTGGGTCGCCGTAGAGAATCCAGCGGTCTACCAGCCAGCACTCTTCGTCTTTACCCCAGGCCCAAACGCGGCCTTCATAGCGATCATCCTGGGTGTCGATGCCGCCGGTCAGGGCCACCGCTACATCAGGCACCTGAGGGTAAACCTCACGTCGCCCGTAGATCGTTTCCCACTCGAGTTTTTCGCCCAGCTCGTCTTCCCAGGTTTCGCCCAGAGTGGTGTTTACAAAGGTCTTGAGCTTCGAGGGCGAGCCTTTTGCCTTGAGGAAGTCACGAACGATGCGCTCCCAGGTGGTAAAGGGGCTAAGCACCGTCCATAGATAAAACGTCACGCTGTCGGGTGTGGGGATCGGTTCGTGGTCAGCCCCAAACCAATCAATACCGTCGCGTGTCCATATGCCTGTATCAGCGCACACCCAAACACCATCTTTGATGCTGTGCTCACGGCTTTCATCCTGGAGCTCGTGCTGCTTGATCACGCAGCCGTTGTGCTCACAGAGATAAAAGGCGGTCTCTGGCTTCCCTTCATCCCACTTGATGCCAAAGCCAGCATCGGGGCCGCCCCACTTAAGGATCTGCTCTTCACCACAGTGCGGGCATGGCACATGGAAGTTCAGTTTGTGCGGCGACTCTTCGGCGGCTGCCTCAATCTGACACTGACCACGTACCTTGGGCGTTGAGCCGCGAATGGACTTCGGAAACGTAGAGCCTTCAAGGCGCTTATCGCCCAGCGTGGTGGGCGAGCCCTCTTTTTCGATGTCCTCATCAAAAGCGGCGAGCTCGTCATAGATGACCACATCCACCGATTTTTCGCGGTAGTTGCGGGCAGCCTTCCCCCCATGCACGAACACTTGCTTGCCATTGGCGAACCGTTTGGCGCTAAGCGTGTTATCCCGATGCTTCATGCCGTGCCAAGGCGCCAGCTCCAGGACTACCGGCACATCACGCACCATGGTTTCCATGTGCGTTTTCATGAACGATTCAGCGTCGGTATCCGTGGGGCTGAACGTCAGGATGTTGCGCTTCTTGTGCTCCAGCAGGTAACCGGCGGCGGCAAGCAGCATCTTGGTGTAACCAAGGCGGGCCGACTTCACCACGTTCACCGTGCGGATCTCGTCGTTGCCCATCGCGTTTAAGATCGCGATTTGGAAGTGGAGCGTTGTCCAGCGACCTTCGTGGTAGCTCGATTCAGACGATAGATAAAAGTTCTGGTCTGCCCACTCAACTGCCGTAAGTGGCTCAGGGCGATAGATGGGGCTCCAACCTTCCTTTAAGCGGCGAAGAAACTCGTCACTCTGAAGCCTCAAGGACTCGGAAGTAGTCATCTAGCAGCTCCGGTAGCTTTTCTGGAAGCTGAGCCGCATGGTTGCGCGCCCTACTCACCTCACGAGTAATCGAGTCGATATGTCGAGCCTCTAACTCGGGGTGTCGACGCTTCATTGTCATTGGGATGGTGTCGAAAATACTCGCAATCTGCGCAGCAGAACCACCCACGGCATAGGCGGCAAACTCCACCGGCACCAGCTTCTTTTGCGCAATGGCGTTTTTTAACTCTTGAGCATCCGCCTGCGCTCGAGTCAATCTGATCCGTTCAGCCTGAATATCACCAGGCGCTGCCTCGAATGAATTAGCTGCGGCACGATCCTGCAGAAATTTGACGTAACCCTGAATCGTGCCGATCAGCGGGTACTTCCCGCGGCCTACTTTGGGAATTATTCCTTCCTTGGCGAGCTGCTGAACGCGTCGCTCAGTCACGTTGAAAAGGCGCGCATAGAAATCGGCGCCGCGGTTGATGTCGCCAGTGGACATGTGGGCACCCTCACCGGATAGATAACTAAATTAGGCGGCGGCTTCGCGGCCAGCAGCAACTTCATTAAACGATTGGTTGGAGCCTTCCAGCGTGGCTTGCTTGCCAGTGAATTCCTGCCAACGATTTACGATCACGTCGCAGTATTTTGGGTCTAGTTCCATTAGCCGGGCGTGACGGTGGAGCTTTTCGCAGGCAATCAATGTTGTTCCGGAGCCACCAAAACAATCCACTACCATATCGCCGCTCTTGCTGGAGTTGTCTAAAGCCTTCTCAACAAGCTCGACCGGCTTCTGTGTGGGGTGTACATACTGGCCTGTCGCACCGCGACTCATATGCCATATATCTGCCTGGGATTTGTCGCCGAACCATTGCCCGCCACAATAGAAAATGAATTCATGCTGCGGTCGGTAGTGACTGTTACCCAAACCGATAGACTTTTTGTCCCACACAATGCATGCCTTGATCTCTCTGCCCAGTGAAATGATTGCCGCCTCAAACTCGGCATAAGTCCGCCATGTAAAGCAAGCATATAGCGGCGCGCCCTCTTTTGTGCAGGCAATACTAGAGGCGATAGCGTCTCTCACCAGGGCAATTAAAGCATCCCCCTGCAAGTCATCACCTTTAATCATGCCGTGAGATTTTATCTTTACACCTCCAGTCTTTTTATCTCTTGCGTGATCGCCCTCAGCCCTTCCACCGCCATAGCTCATGCCATACGGCGGGTCAGTAAAAATCATGTCAGCTTTGGTCGCGCCGACTAGCTTTTCAAAAGCGTCAATGCTAGTGGAATCACCACACATCAACCGATGATGGCCAAGCTCCCATACATCACCCTCTACAGTCACAGGCACTCCCGGTGCGTCAGGCACGGCGTCTTCATCGGTCAACCCTTCCTCAGGTTCAGGATCAATATTTAAGGCATCGATCTCATCATCGGAGAATCCAGTCAAACCGAGGTCAAAGCCTGCCTCCTCAAGTGCATCCAGCTCGACGCGAAGCAGCTCGTCATCCCAGCCCGCATTGAGGGCCAGCTTGTTATCCGCGATAACATAGGCGCGCTTCTGATCCTCAGTAAGATAATTAAGGCGGATACAGGGCACTGTATCCATCGAAAGTTTGCGAGCCGCTATAACACGTCCGTGACCGGCGATAATTCCCCCCTCGCCATCAACAAGCACTGGGTTCGTAAAACCGAACTCCTTTATGCTGGCCGCGATCTGTGCCACCTGATCTCCACTATGAGTACGAGAGTTCCGCGCATAGGGAACCAGGGTGTCGACTGCTAGGTACTCGATCTGATGATTGTGCTTGGTCATTTGCGAAACGAACTCCGATCTAAAAGGCTCATAAATAGCGCGAAATCGGGGCTCTGCGCCCCCGTACAGCAGAGGCACCCGCTCAGGAGGACCCGGAGGTGTTCTATCAAAAGGGGTGAACCGTGGAACCACGCTGACTTAAACCAGGTGAATCTGACAACTAAATACTGCAGAATATTTTTCAAATTTCGAGAAATACACCAAGAGATCAAGGCAGGCCCCCGGGGTAATTCTTCGCCTTACCAACGGCTTTCCTATGATAAGAGAAAATCTGGCTAACTCTGAATCAGACATCATGATTTCTAATGGTAAAAAACGTGGAAAACAAAAACTTGGAAGACGCAAGAAAAAGGGCCGGGACAATAATGGTTGTCTTATCCGTTCTATTCATTGTCTCATCTATCGTAATTTCATCTAGCAGACCAGGTTTTGGTTTATTAACCAATCTAATGAATTTTATGGAGATTGGAAAAATTCAAGTTAACAGTAATTTTTTACCACCTCTGACCAAATGCACGTATCAAATAACCGGCAATATTGGTTGCCACATAACATTCGCGACTAAGTATTTTGTAGCGGCAGGACTGATCTTTTTGTCGTATGGAATACTGCTGGTTCTCAATACGGCTCCAACATTGAGTGAGATACGAAAACGCTTAGATTTTTAGCTTGTTATATGGTTTTGACATTACCAGTCGGTGGTGGGGTTATCATCTAAGCTATCACCAACGATCGCCATCACCGCCGCCCGGTCAGCATTAAACCGTCGGCGTAACGCCTCATATTCAGCGAGCAATAAAAGTAGCCCTTTATTGCTCTGAAGGAGTCGCGTAGGCGCTGGCAGCTCATTGGTTAGATGTGCCGGCACCTCCGGTCTGCTGCATTGCATTGGCATTGTCTGATCGCTGAAGCTCGCGCACCCAGTTAACAACCCCATCAGGCAGATCGCTATCAAGCCAGTCACCTGCTTTCGCATCTTGTTCTCCCAATGGTTCGAGGGCCCCGGTGCTGGCGCCTATATCGTCATCAATGGTTTCTAAAGTGCGTTCACGCTCGGCCAGGGCGTTGTTCAGTGTCTCGATACGCTGGCGCTGCAACTGTTGGTGCTCGATCAATATCTCGGCGCGTTCACGCTGGTGCTCTGCCTCTGCTTGGTATGCGTCACGCTCGCCGGTGACGTGCTGCCAGTAGAAATAAACAGCAGCTAAGCTGATTACCCCTATACCCACGCCGATCAGGTTGCGCTTAAGCTGGCCTATCATTTGCGCCACCGGCCAATGAAAACCTCATAGATGTCGTCTGCTTTGCTGCGAATCCAATCGGTACCCAGGAACGCCAAGAACACACACGGCGGGAAGGCAATGATGGGTGGCCAGCCCTGAGACTCAGCTATCCATAAGAAGACGGGGAAAAGCGGCGTCGCCAGGAGCGTGCACATCAAAGCACCCAGTAGTGATTTCTTTAAGCTGCCGCCCTCGTGCACGCCACGAATAAAGCCCATCGTGAACGTCAGGATGGCCACCAAAGTGATAGGCAAAAAATCAAGCAGCCCTTGCCAGAAGTTGGGATCTCTGCCGTTCATAGGGCGTTTCTCTTTTCGTCTTGGATTCATGGCGCACCTCTCGGGCGGGCCTCGTCAGTTAGTCGATGGAAATGCCGCCAGCCGCTTTATAAATTCTCAGCAACTCATCAGTCGCCAGCTCCCGCTGGCCATACCCAGCACCTGGCAGGCTCGCCCAAATGTTGCGGCAAGCGTGGATGGCATCACGGATACGGCCGTCATGGATCAGGGAAAGTGCTTTGCACTGGCGGATAAGATGAACGGCGCCTAGATCTTGGCTAGCAGGCGTAAAGTCGGGAAGATGAAACCGCTCTACCAGGTCATCCCATGTACGTATCAGGAACTGGTAGCGCCCCGCTGCGCTTGAGTGGATCTCGTAAGCAGGAAGCCAAACAAGTTGGCGTGGGTGATCGTCGTAATTGCTGAATGTCTTGCCGCCGACGATCACGTTGAAACCGTCCTGATGGCCAAAGAGAGGCGTGCCCTCGGCAAAGGCCAACGTATCGAGGAAGGCGACCACGTTGCCGGCGCGTGTGTCTGTTGGCGGTGCTGGCTCAACGCGCAGCAATTCCGCCTCCTCAAGCCAATGAGTAGGAGAATGAGCCGACATAGCTGAACCTCAATTACTGGAGCGACAGAAACGCAAAAGCCCCACCGGGTGACCGGCAGGGCTTCAAGAAGTGATGGCTAATCGCGCAACTAGCGCAGCCTAGATAAAATAGTGCCTCATTCACGACACCTAGGCAAATAATTTATTCCCTACACCGTCCTTCCGTTGAAAGCAGTGACGAATTTGAGCTTCCCTATGCGCTGAGTTAAGTCTATGTTAAATTAATCAAGAGACTACTAACGACCTCAAAGCCGACTTTTGCATTAGCTAAGTTTGTTACAGCCACCTAAAGTACACAACACATTTTCACTCGGATTTAACGTTAATGTTTATCAAAACCTTTTAAATAAATTAAAACAATAAAATTAAAATGATATTTATCCACTAATACAAATCTTTGACATGTATTAATGGGAGTGCGAGCTTTGATAACCAAAGCACAATAACGGCGTGATACAACATCTTAATTCTTAATGCATTTAATATAAATAGCTAAATTTTCATTGCTAATAAATAATTTATGCAAAAAAATATTATATAAGCGAAGCAATTATGAATAACAAAGAGCTTTTATTAGCAAAGAAAAAATTTATTGACCAAATGCTTTCTCGATATCGTTTTTGGAATGGATTGGTCAAATATAGCCCCCAACAATGGACACAAAATGAGGTCGATGTAAAAATCAACTTGATTCAGGGCAGACTTAAACCTATTGAATTAAGTTCATATGAGCATCTCACCATTTTACCATTAGTCTTCGACTATTTAGATGTAACACTAGCTTTAAAGTATAATCTGCGCACTCAGCCATTTACATTAAAGTCTCAGAAACTCGCTCAAAAATTAGATCAAAGCTTTAGCTCACAGCTAACAATTATATTGTATAACATTATTTATAATATTAGAAATAAATTACTGCATCATAAAGGTGGGCTTTCCGAGTGCGGACAATACGTTGTAATCATTGAAAATGAGTTACAAGTATCGTTGGAAAACCTTATATATATAAACTCATTAGTTCCTTTTATATCCACTTATCTAGATGGCTCAAAGAAATTTAGTCTCTATGAAAAATCCTTATTGTGGTCTTACTTTAAAAAGACAGAACTAATAGAACCTGACAACAAAATCTTGTTGGAAGCTGTGAAAAATGAAGAAATAATAGAGGTAAATTGTCACTTTCGATATAAAATCGACATGCATTCCATAATCTACCCAACATTTGAAAAGCTTAAAAATGATTTACAAAATCGCCAACTAAACGAATATGGAAACTTGATATCAAACACTCTTTTTTTGTTCACATTTCAACACATCGAATATGCAGTTCCAGCTGAATTTATCATAAAAAATCCTACCTTTGAATTTAATGAGATTAAGAAGTGGCATATTTAAAAAAAAGCTTTTACACAACCCAACAGCCATGCTTTTTTCGTCAATTATAATATTTAAAAAAACTTAAA